GCTTCCCCTTGCCGGTGGCTGTGACGCCCATCACGTCGTCATAGGTGCCGTCCCAGCTGGCAGGCGCGGCTTTGGATACGGAGACACCGCCAGCCTGCAACGGGATGGCGATCCCGTTGTACGTCACACTGGCAATAGGTTTTGATGTATCAAGTGGCATAACCTATGTCCCTCCTTTAATCTATCTTGTACATGGCAGATACAAACACATCTTTTTCGCCTCTTTCCACGATGGCTCCAGGCAGCAATGTCGCCCCGCTGACCGTAGGATAGAATGCTGTCAGCGGTCGGGTAGTAGTTATATAAATAGTCGTGTTGACATCCACCGTTATCTCCGCAGATTGGGTGGCTTGTGACATTCCGATATTGATGCACTTCATGGTTCCATTTGAAACATAGGTGATCGTAACAAGAACCATTTCGCCTACTTCTGAAAAGTTCACTGTCTTACTGCCGCTTGAACCACCGCTGCCAGCTGCGTCCGTGATGATAAGATTCTGGCTGCCGTCTTCGTTGTCTGTGGCAGTAATGTTATAAGCACCAAGCTTCAGCTGTCCGGTGATCTGCTCACCTGCCGCATTATGCGCGGAGACTCCTTCCAGCAGCGCATCGGCGGTCACAGTATCCCTCGTCAGATCGATCACAGTTTCTCCATTTATCACCACCTGGTTTACTTTTTTTACCATTTGCGGTGATACCTCCTTTGTATTATAAACAAAGTGATTTTGCTAATTGTTTTCGTACCTCTTTTGGTTCTACATTTTAAGATCCTACCTTCAAGGTTTGTCCACCTTGCTCATTGTCCGTGTAGGAAACGGGGATAGCGTTCACTGTTACACTGGACAGGAAGTTGTACTCCGGGCTGTCCGGTGTGATCTCCTGCGCCTCAAACGTGGGAGTAACAGTCTTAGCCTGCGGCTTTGCGCCCTCCGTGCCAGTCATAGTACCAGCTACGCCCAAAATGTTGATGCCGTCTCGGATGTTTTCGGGGATGATCTTGGCAGCCTCTGCGGGGTCTACCTGCGCCTTGCCGCTTCCGTCGTGAAAACCCATGGGAATTGTCACCGGTACGCTTTTTTTGGTCACATTCAGCGTCACCGCGCCCTTGTTGGGCATAGTACCTGTGACCTTTGCACCCTTTGCGTAGGCTGTTTTCCCCTGCAAAATTTCCGCTGCCGTGGCAGTCGCGTCCGTAGTGTCTGCGTTATATGTGTTGGTTCCTACAATGGGTGCGCCAGACTTATCGTGCGCCTTAATGCCTTTCGCCAGCTTATCCGGGGTTACGTCGTCCCCCGTCAAGTCCAGTTTTACCTCCGCGCCAACGATTACCTTGTTCACATACTGATTAGCCATAGTACTCATCTCCTACTATAAAAGTTTTTCCCCCCGCCTCGTTGCTCACCTCGTACTGGGGTATCTTCTTCACCGTCACGTCATCGTTCATGCGTTTGTCCTTTGTGGGCAGCACGACCGGTCCGTTCACGCGCGGGGTTATCTCGTATGCGCCCTCGTAGACGGGGATGGCCTCTCCTCCGGCCTGTACCACGACATCGCGCAGCTCTATCTCTACTACCGGCTGTATATCGCGCAGTTCTATCTCTACTACCGGCTGTATATCGCGTACTTCTATCTCTTTTGCGTTCTGCCCCACGGAGAATTGCTGCGGTGCCATTTACATCACCCCTTTGGATCTGCTCTCGCAGACAAACAGGGTATTTCCCTTCGCCCCCACCACGCTCCCGTCGTTGAACTTGATCCGCGTCTGTACAGGGAGCGTCCTCCCGGCCTTAAAGGCGAAGGTCTGCTCCTGCGTCAGAGGAAACAGCCATTGTCCGTTCTCCTCGTCGTAGTTCACCGCGCCGGGGTAGGTTTGGGTCAGGTTCCCTATGGTGATCTCCACCTGCTGCACCATCTCCGGCGTAATGAGCAGTCCCCCCTGCCGCAGCACAATGGGCAGCGAATAGGCGTCGCCCTGCATCATGGCCGTTCCCTCCTTTCGCTTATATGCTCAAGGGCTTTTCTTCTTACTTGGCGTCCTTCTCGTTCATGTCCTCGATAATGGCGATGAAGTCGCCCTTCTCGTGGCCCTTGCGCTTGCTCAGCGCGTTCAGCTTCACCGTGCGGTCTCGCGTCACATACCGGCTGCTCTGGCGGTAGGCGTCGGCGTACATCTGCGCCGCCATCACCTTGTGTCCCTCGCACAGCGCCGGGTAGATGTTCAGCAGCTCGTCGCCCAGCTCCACCAGCTTGGCAAAGGCTCTCTTGTCCAGTACCTCACCCGGCTTGTAGTCCACGCCCAGCGCCTCGCGCTCCTCGTCCGTCAGTCCGCTTACCACCAGCAACCACCGCTGCGCCATGAACCGGCGGTTCATCTCCGTCAATATGCGGCTCAGGTCCGGCTTCGGCACGTAAAAGCTGCCCGTCTTGCCCACGATGTTGCCGTACATTCCGCCGTCACCGAACTGCACCACGTTGTCGTCCGCCACCGGCGCCATCCACAGGAAATGTACCTGCTCCGCGCTGGTGCTCACCTGCACGATCTGCGGCGCGGCCTGCTGGGGAATGTTCTTCAGCGCTTCTGCCACTGCGGCGGCAGCGGCTTTCTCGCTGGCTTCCTTCACCATCTGCGCCACCTGCTCGGCGGTGTACATCACCGGTGTCTCCGGCGCTGGCACAACGGCATCCTTTTCCACCTGCACGGCTTCGCCCTTCAGCGCCGGCTCCAGCTCCGTCAGCGGCGTTTCACTGCCGTCATTGCCCACCGCCGTCACATCCTCCGCCGGCACCGTGAGCATTTCGTCCTCGCTCTCCTCCGCCGCGATCTGCGCGGCCAGTCTGTTCCCGCTTTTCTTCTGCTTACCCATGCTTTCTGCTCCTTTCAGATTCCTTTCATGGTCTGTTTCTATTTGCCGCAATGCGTCAAGGCTCCCACCGCTGCCCCGTTTACACGTCGGCGCATTGCACACCCTCCGGTTTCCCGGCACTGCCTTTTATTTGCTTTGACAACGTCTCCTCTCGGACACACTTTTCAGGAGGTGCGAGGAGTCCTATATGGCACGGACGCGAGGACTCGAACCCCGAACTGCGGTTTTGGAGACCGCCGTTTTCCCGGTTAAACTAAATCCGCATGATTGTCTTGCATTGTCTTTCTATTTGTGGTATAATCTCAAGTGAAAGGAAGTGATTTTTTATGCCTGAGAAAACCGAATCTTACACGTTCCGCATCCCCTCTGACCTACGGGAGAAATTGGAGCTTCGCGCCGCCGAGGAAGGCCGTACTCTATCCAACCTCATCATCTACATCCTCCAAAGGGAGATGAAGAAAAAGTGAAGTCGTACACCGGAAAAGGCTACACCATTTACTGTCATGAGAACCGCATAAACGGTAAACTCTATATCGGCCAGACCCGCTGCCAGGACTTAACTCGTCGTTGGACGGGAGGCCACGGCTATGAGGGCTGCCCACATTTTTACGCCGCAATCCAGAAGTACGGTTGGAAGAACTTTTCGCACATCATTCTTAAAACTGGATTGACTAAAACCGAGGCGGACGAATACGAAAAGATTTACATCAATTTTTTTGACACAACCAACCCCGATTTCGGCTACAACATTCAAGAAGGTGGCCATCATTCCGGCACCCTTTCCGTGGAAGGCCGACAAAGGATAATTGCGCGCTTTTCCGGAGCAAATAGCCCCATAGCTAAGAAAGTTGTCGTGTTTTCGTGTGATGGTGTCAAATTAGGCGTGTACGACACAGTTACCGCCGCCGCAAGGGCATATAACACAACCGCTGGCTCTGTTTCCGATATTTGCAGCTGCAAGGAAGGCTCTCTAAAAGGTCGCTTGTTCTTCTTTGAGTCAGATGTCCACGGTTTAGAAAAACTACCGATAGAACTGTTGCGAAAACCGCGTGATATGCGCCGCCGCTTTTTGCCCGTTGCTCAATACGACCTATCCGGAAAATTTCTCTCGTCTTACGGTTCCATAAAGGAAGCGGCTTCTGCAACAGACTTACGCCCTGCGGGGATTAGCGCCGTGATTTCCGGCAACAAGCGGACAATGATCGGGGGATATATGTGGCGGCAATTTTTCGGAGACTGCTCGGACATTCCCCCGTACAGTCCTCGCAAAAGCAACAACAAAATCTTCCTATCCAACAACAATGTCTGTATGATGGACCCACACACCCGTGAGCCGATTCGCGTTTATTCTTCCGTGGAGGACGCTTCTCTCGACTCAGGCATCCCGGAACCTGATATTGCCCGGTGTCTTTCCACTAAATCCGGCACTGCCGGTTCTTTTGCTTGGGAATACGCTGGCGAATATTCGTCCCGGACCGGTAAGCGGACAAGAGGCGTAAATCTTCGCGCTCCCGTTCTCCAGTTCGACGCCTCTACCGGCGATTTCATTTCCCGATACAGCAGTATCGCCGAAGCATCCTTAAAAACCGGCATTAACAGATCATATCTTTCAGGCGCATTGAACGGTCGTTACAAAACTTGCCACGGGTTTGTCTGGAAATTCGCAGAGCGATGAGGGGCGGGGCTTCCGCCCCTCATCATTGTTAAATCTGGAAGTGTCCAATTTTGGACGCAAACGTGGCCACAGAGTCCAGAGCGATGGTCAGGTTCAGGCCGATCTCGAAATCCCCGGTGCGGGTGGGATCCATCTCGATAGAGATGGGCGTGCCGCTGGTGTAGCCGATGGTCAGCGGCTTTCTGCCGTTGCCCGCCAGCATCCAGATGTCGTTCTCGCTGAGCATGGTCTCCACGGTGGTGTTCTGGGTGCCGGGGATGATAACGTCCCGCATGGGCATCAGGCGCACCGCCATGAACTGGCCCAGGTAGCCGGCCTTGGTGTAGTCGGCGCCCAGCAGCGTGGCGATAGCGGCATCCATGTTCACGTTGGTGGAGCCGGTCACGGTGTTGGGCAGCACCTTGCTCAGGGCCACAGTGCCGCCGGTGGCAAACACGTCGGAGATGGTGGTGTTGTTCAGCGCGGCGATCTTGTTGGCGCCCTTCACCCAGTTCTGGTTGTTGAAGGTGAAGTTCAGGTTGGTGGGGATCAGGCTGGTGTCCTCCGTGGCGGTGGTCATGGCCTCGTTCCACATACCCATGGTCTTAGCGTACATACCCGCCACCATGTTTGCGAAGAAAACGCCGAAGTCCATGTTCGTGCCCACCAGCTGCATCCACTTGGCGGTGATCCAGCAGCTCTTGGGGGTGGGGTTCAGCGTGTAATCGCGGGAATAGAAGCGGTTACGCGGCACGCTGCGGCTGGCGCCCCAGCTGGAGTCCTGGAAAACGGGGATGTCGTTGCTGCCGATGCTCACGGCGTAGGTCTGGCCCAGCTCGATCTCCACGGTCTCGGCGAAATCGCTCAGCGCCTCGGAGTACACGGCGGGCAGAATGGGGATGATGACCTCCTGCCAAATGCCCTGCAGCACGGCGTAGAACCGTGCGTTGCCGTAATACTCACCGCCGTTGCGCTTGAACTCCTCCCAACTCTCGGGGGCCTTCTTGCCGGTGCTGGCGCAGGCCAGCTTGGCGGCGTACAGCAGGCTCTCCCGCTGGAACTGCTCGTTCAGCTGCTTGTAGCCCCGGTCGTTCATGGTGCGCTGCACGGGGGTGTTCTGTCCTTTGGCACTCAAAATGGCCATCTTGCCCTTCAGGGCGTGTTCATAAAACAGCACGCGGCCCTTGGCCACGATGTCCTCGCGCTGGTCGTTTCCGTTGATGGCGAAAACCTCGTTGGAAACGCTGTTCAGGTTCAGCTTTGCCATTTCTTACTCACTCTCCTCTCTTGTCACGCGGTCACGGTGCTGACCTTGCAGGCCCACACGTCGTAGTACACGAAGCTCTGCCCGGCGCCCTCGGTGAAGTTGCCGGTGCCCTTCAGCTTGAAGTAGATGGCGCCGGTAGCAGTGGGGGCGGCAGCGGCGGGCACCAGCAGACCGTTGGCGATGGTGAAGATGGTGTTCTCGCCGATGGCGGTGCTCAGGTTGCCCTCGCCGAAGCGGTAGGCGTGCTTGCCGTCAAACACGATCTCGGTGAAGGTGCCGTCCCGGCCCGCAGGAACGCCCAGCCCCAGCGTGGCGGTGCCCACGGCGTAGTTGTTGCCGTTGCGTCCGCCCAGCATGGGCCACTCGTAGGTGTTGCAGGCGTACACGCCGGTGTCAGCGTTGGCGGCAGCACCCGCAGCGGTCATGTAAAAGGCGTTCTCGTTCTTAACGCCCTTGAAGCCCGCACAGGGCAGCTGCTCGCCGCGTACCACCAGCAGGCCCGCGGAGCAGTCCGCATCCGCATCGGACACCTGATAGCGTCCCGTGATGTTGCACAGTTCGTTGAACTCGTTGTTGGTAATCCGCGGCTCAAACGCGGTTTTCTCGATGTATGCCATGTTTGTTCACTCTCCTTTTCGTTTTACTTGCCGGCGTCGATGCCCCACTTGTTCAGTAGAGCGTCCACACCCTCGCTTCCCTCGCCGCTGTTGCCGGCGATGTGCTCCCAGGCATAGGTGGTCTTGCGCTTCTGTGCGCTGCGCTTGTCGCTCTCCATCACGGCCTCGCCGCACACGGCCAGCACCGCCTCGCGCACCAGCTTCTCGCCCAGCCACGCGCCGTCCTTGTCGCAGCTGTTGGCGTACAGGCCGGCCTCGATGTTCTCGTTCACGGCCTTGATGGCGTCCTCCGCCACCTTTTCCTCGCGGTTGGCATTGAATGCCTCCAGCGTAGCCTTGGCGGACGCCTTGCAGGCACTCAGCCGGCGCTTACTCTCCGCCTCCTGCATGGCGCGGAGCTGCTCCTTGGCGGCGTTCAGCTCCTCGGAGAGCTGCTTGATCTCGCCGCTTTCCGTCTTGGCGGCAGCTACGGTATAGGCCACCACATCCGCCACATCGGCGTTCAGCTCCACTTCACCGGCAGACAAAACGATGTGTGCCGCGCAGGGCGCGATACGGCTTTCCATGACCTCGCCGTTATCCTCTGCGTTGAAGGTGTAGCTGAAAAGGTTGCCGGAAGCGTCCAGCAGACCCACGCTCATGCTGTCCTCGCTCAGGGCGATCAGCTTGTGGTTGGGGAACTTGGCCTGTACGCTTTCCATCATTTGCTTGTTCATGCTTCTTTTCAGTCCTTTCTTGTTGATTTTCCCGCTGCCCTCTGCGGCTGTGTGCAGCGACGCGGCCCGCAGTTTCAATTCCTTAAATTCCTCCTGCATGGCCGCCAGCTTTGCGATGCTCGCACCCGGTATCGCCGGGTTTACTCTGTCTCCCAGAATGGTCACGCCTATGCCCGACCATTTGGTAAACACGTCCACATCGCCCTCTTTGTGGCTCTCCGATACCATTGTCTCGGCGGAAACGTCCATCGTGCCCTGTTCCACGATCTTCCGCGTCAGCTCCGGGGCGTAAAAAGCAAATAGCCGTCCCTTCGCTCTGAGCCATGTATGACCGCCCCTCTCCACAAGGGTAAAGTCCTTTTCGTCATCGGACAGCGTTCCCACGATGCGCTCGGCCGTCCTCTCCATGAAGGATTGGTACTCCTCCCCGGTCTTGGGATCCCGGCGCTTGCTCATGTTGTGTCCGTCCCCCACCTGCTGCCCCACATAAGCGATCAGGATGGGCTGCCCGATGAAGGTCTTGTAGTATTCCGCGAGGTTTCGATAGTCCCACTTGTTGCGGTTTTCACCCTCGCGCAGGACCCACAGCTCCACGCCGAACTCGTACTCGTTCAGCTTCTGCATCACCCGCAGGGTGCCGCTGGCGCTCACCTTCTTGGGCAGCGCCTTGGTTTTCAGCGTGCTCATTCGTCCTCACCGCCTTCAAACAGTTCTCTGCACCAGCTGTCAAAGGTGGCGCGACTCATGCCGCCGTTATCAAGCATGGTCCAGGCATCCAGCAGTTTGCGCCTGTCGTCGGTGTTGGCGATCTGCAGCTCCTCCGCCTTCAGGGAAAGCGCGTTGAACTCCCCGTCCGCCGCGGCCCGGATAAATCCGCCCAGTGCCTCGTTTACACCGTCCACAATGGCCACGCACACCTCAAACACCCGGTCGAGGTCGTCATTGAAGTCCTCGTCCAGCTCCGGCGTACCGGGGTACATCAACCGCAAATGGTAGTCGTGGGGTATCTCCGCGAACTCGTCTATCCGCTCCGGCTGCTTGTGTTCCAGTTTGTGTATCGCATCCGACAGAAACGGCATACCCATGTCGCACAGCACCCGGTCCTTGATGTCCGCGAACCATTTTTCCGCGTTTCCGTAGGCTTCCATCACCCGGCGCATCGGTTCCCGCATAGGCGCGAACCGGGGGTTATCCCAGCTGGCGTATTCTCTGGCTCTCATGTCCTCATCCCCTCTCTCGTCTTAATCCCCGGCGTCCTGCGAGGCTTCCTGCCCCTCCGTGCCGGGTTTCTTGTCGGCGGCGGGGCTGCCGCCGGGGGTTATGTCGGGGGCCGCCTCCGCGG